AGAGCATTAAGCTCTCCTTAGGCCTTGGTGGGGCCCCTTCTGGGAAGGAGGTGTCGTTATGATACGAGTACAGAGTTTTACACCAGGTAGTCTACTGGGCCATCACCTACAGTTTTGCACTTTTGGTGGTGGTTGGGGACTTGCATTCTTAGGCGCTGACGTTTATCATCAGTTTGCCAAGGAATTCAATGTCCGGTCGGACGCTGAGTACATTCGTACTGGACGTCCGGTTGTAGACCGTGACAAAGACTGTGATCATTTGCAATGCTTTGGCATTATGAGTGACCACTCGTCTTTAACCGTTAAGGACCGGTATTACCAATATAACCTATCGTTTGATATGGTTAAGAATGGGAATCCGAATCCTAATCGGTATCAGGAGATGCAGTGTGCTGACGTCGGTGCCTTTCTTGACACTTTCGCCACACCTGGCTTCCCGACATATGCTCGCCTTACGTGTAATACGTTTGGCTACATTGCTCGCGGAAGCTCAGCAGGATTTCCTCTTGCTGACACTACTGATCGTCACTTTTCTGGTTGTGCCCAGCTATTTCCGCGTACCAGTGGAGCGTATATGGCCTTGGCCTACTCGCGGTCCGTTTCCGGACAGCTTGTGGTGTTCATCGCCGATTACTATCCTAAATCTGGTAATCGCCCGTCGCGCACGAAGATCTATGTGCAAACAAGATCTAAGAGCGTACAGGTTGATGCGGACGGCAGACGTACTTCACAAGTTCTCGAGGGTTATTCGCCTTCACAGGCGGCTGACCTTTTAAGAACTCTTGGAGAACGAGCTGTCGAGTTCCTAAAGGAATTCTTTCCAAAGCTTAGTCTTGGTGAAGTAGTCATTGACTACGAATACCATAACTTAACTGAGGAAAAAAAACTTTCCTCCATGAAAATGGAGGCGAGCTCCTTTGGGAACTGGTGCCTTTCGCGTCGTCACTTACTCCCCGAGGTAAAACTCCCGGAGATATGGGGCGAGCTAGCATATCAGTCCGTTGGAAATATATCCCATTTGGACAGCAATATGATAGCTTACGCGAAAGACTTGCCGGAGGTTGGTGGGACAATTAAAGCCCTTATCAACCTTGTCAGGAATCCTGACAATCCAGCAAGTTGGGCCTCTGCCTGGCTCTCCATGAGGTTTGCTGATAGGTTAACTATCGCAGACTCCAAGGAGATCGTCGTCGCTTACAAGGAGCTCCTTAACGAGTCTCTGCGTAAGTTATACGACGTCTGTGGTCTTCTCACCTTTAAGACCCGCGCTCGAAAGACGTGGGCCGTACAGTGTGACGAATTCTCACAGGCCAGTTATCTCGCAAATTACGCCGTCTACTATACAAATGCAGACGGCGATTCAGCTCTGATGAAACTCATCAGAACTGCCTACGAGTGGGACTTTTATCCTACTCTTGGGAATTTGTGGGATCTCGTACCGTACTCATTTGTAGCAGATTGGTTCCTCAATATCGGCGAACTCTTTGAGAAAGCCGATGCGAGTTTCCAGTCGAACTACTATAACTTCCATAAAGTAGTTAAGTCTATTAAACAGACGCACTACTTATTTGGCGGTTATCCTGAGTACACGACCTTGGTGGCCAAGTCCGCGCATACAGTAATGTATAAGCGCTTCATTGGTCGCCGCCTCGATTCATTCTGTTACCAAGCAGAATGGAGTTTACCGTCTTCGATTAATGTCGTCGACGGCGCTTCCCTCATCCTGCAGAAAATCTCTTAATCTGCAGGGACCACCCGCGCTGTTTAAAGGCGCAGAAAGGAGATCAATATGGCATGGCCAACTGATCCCTATACGGCTGGCAACTGGTCGGTTGAAGTCTTAACGACTGACACCAAGACCACGGCCAAAACCGTATCCGTAACTGACATGGACTGGGCGACTGACTTCGTCGTATCGAAGGAGTCCAACGGTTCCGAGTGCGTTCTGACGAACGTCACTGGGGATGCGCTGGTTTCTCCGGAGATCGTACGGTTTCAGAGGAGCAACATCGATGATATTTATAAAAATATCAAAGTTGAAGTTCCGAATTCCGCCCGCCTGCCGGCCAAGAAGGGCATCCGCACATATGTGGAGCTCAACCTGTGCCTGCAGGCAACCAATTCGGTGTCCGGAGAAGAATACCTTATCCCCTTCCGGGGTGCGGTATTTCTCGAGATGCCCACAGCTAGTCTCGTTACGAGTGATGCTGTGGAGTATCTGCTCAAGAGAACGATCGCTTCCCTGTTTAAGACAGGTGTCGTGACCAATTCTCTTGAGGTCGGACTTGCACGCGGCGACTTGAATCCGCAGACCTAATAAGTCTAAGGAGGTAGTCTATGCGTACACCGGTTCGGTTTGTCGCAGATCGTTCTCGGTTCGAGGCGATCAACATGTCTGTCCAAGGCATCCCGTTATCCGTTGGAGACCGGGAATTGTTCTTGGACATCCTTGTACAGAGAGAAGCCCTGTATGAGGACCTCCTACCCGGGCAGCCGAATCAGTTTCGAAGGGTATTATTCAATCTCAAAGAGATTGATGTATACCAGTTCTATACTGATGTTAAACTTTGCACTTCTGCGTTTATGCAGTTGTGCACGGCTGACTGCCCAGACGACACTTGGTCTGGCTTTAAACACCAGATCAGGCGGAATCACGTCTCATCGATGTGGTTTCCGTCAACGTGTCAGGCGTTCTTCCCCATTAGCAATGAGGAGAAATTCTCAAAGCTAAGGCAATGGCTCGTTTTCGACTCTCGGATGAATTTCCGTGATGTCGACTACGGCGATCGCCTTGAGGAAGAATACCTTGCGGATGAGGGAAGACTGCAGAACCTGCACTACGATGAAGAACTCATCGCGGAGTTGAGATCTGTGGTCAGCTTCTGGTTCCGTGACTTGGACTTTACAAAAGTAAAGCCACGTTTTGGCCCAGGTGCTACTGCTACCCTCAGGAGGGGTTCATCGTTCGTGGAGAAAGCAAATGAGCTTATTCCGAACGATGATCTCCTTCGGATCTGTGATGAAGTCTTTTGGGTTGATCCCGAGGACTTCCTTCCAGATCCTAGCAGGACTGTGGAAGGTTCGGATTGGTCTTGTTCAAAGATCCACTTCGTTCCTAAGACACCGATCACAAATCGTGTGATCAGTGCCGAACCCACAGTTCTCTCTTGGTTTCAGCAAGCTCTTAGAAGTGTCTTTTATAGATACTTCGACGAGCACCGCTCTGAAATGCATATTTCATTGCGGGACCAAGAGAGGTCGCAGCGTCTTGCTCTGTTAGGTAGTCTTCATGGTGACATGTCGACTATTGATCTGAGCAAGGCGTCCGACACGGTGACGATACAGCTTATCCGCGAAATTTTCGCGGATAGACCTGACATTCTCTATTGTTTAGAGAAGACGCGCTGCGTGTCAACGCAGTTACCGTCGGGTCGGGTCGTCGAGTTGGCTAAGTTCGCTCCTATGGGGAGCGCAGTTTGCTTTCCTATAGAAAGCTTAGTCTTCTCGGCTGTCTGTATGGTCGTGGTGCGGAGGCGGCGGCTCCATTCCGCTTATGCGGTTTATGGAGACGACATCGTCATCGAAACCTCGTTGTTTGATGATGTTTGCGAACTTCTGACCCGACTTCACTTTAAGGTGAATGAGGATAAGTCGTTCAATAACACATCGCGCTACCGGTTCAGAGAAGCCTGCGGTATCGAAGCCTTAAATGGCCAAGATATCACTCCTCTGCGTGTTCCAAGGTTTTTCCAAGGAGCGTACAGAGCGAAGCAGTTTTCAAAGAACCGACGAGGCCAGATGTCGGCGTTGTTCCCCGAAGCTATCGTTGGTTTGACAGAGTACATCAATCGATGCACTTTGACAACTTTCGAGACACTTCGTTCCGTGCTGCATTTGCAAGCACGCGATGCCTGGTGGTACTACCAAGTGCTCCGAGTTCCGTATGGAACAGAGGGCCCAAGGCCATGTATCATCTGCCTCGGCGACACGGCAACGAACTACAAGGTAAAGCACAGGTACAACAGATCTTTACAAAGGTCTGAAGTACAAGTGCTGACCCTTCATGTTCGACCGAATCGTCGACCTTCTGATGACCTCGACCACTTGAGATTATTCTTGTGGTTTTGGTATTCAGAGACCGAAGATCGGAAGGAACAACTAGACTGGCTTTCGGCTAGTCTAGGCGTTTCAGCCGATCCGAGAGGGCGGACTCTTACGAGTCAGGACATCGATCGTATGATTGACGATAATGTCATTACATACGATGGGACCGCGCACGCGAGTTTACGGCTCGCATGGGTACCGTGCTAAGGGTACCACCCTGGCGTGAGCTAGGGTAGGGTTGCTGGGTTTTCCAGCCTGGGGAGAAGCGTTTGTGTCGTTGGTGACAACGACACGTGACGTCGTTGAAATCAACTAAGCAGGG